AGTTGTTGTATATGTTCCAGGTAATCATGATAGATTATCTTCTTTTCATTTAGTTCATGCTTTATCTAAGTCTATTATTAGTGATGAGATAGTTTGGGATACTAAATATGAAGAAAGAAAAGTCCATGTATGGCATAATAACTTTAATGCATTTGAACATGGGGATAAACGTAGTAAAAACAACCCATTGATTTATGCATCTGAATATCCAAAACAATGGGGTGCTACAACAAATAGAACATTATTCAAAGGTCATATACATACTGATAGAAAAGTGGAGTATATGACATCCAATGAAACAGCAGGGTTTATAGAAAAGACTTTACCTAGCTTAGGAAAAACTGATTATTATCATTATAGTAATAAATATGTAGGTAATAGAAGATCAGGTAAACTTGAACTTCAGCATCCTACAATGGGTAATATATGTGAATTAACTTACCAAGCATTATAAAGACCTTACTTTTAATTTCATAAAGTGGGGTTTTTTTTGTAAATTATAAATATAACTATATGATCAACAATTTTAAAAAACCTGATTTAAATGCTCCAAGATATAGAGAAAAAAGACTTGGGCTATTAAATGAGCAAACAATAAAAGAGTTTAAAGATAAAAAACCTTTATACTCAGACATAGATAACGTTAAATTAAAAAAGATAATAAAACTATATAATACTAATTTGTGGAAAGCAGTAATTGAAAATAGAGATGGAGTTGAGTTACCTGATTCATTAGGTTATATGTTTATAGGAACATGTAAAGCTTCTAAATCTGTAAATACAAATTATGCATTGTCAAAAGAGTATGGTAAAGTTTTACAAAATAAGAATTGGGAAACAGATGGTAATTTAGGTAAAATATTTTATACAAATTATTCTACTAAATATAGATTTAAAAATAGAGAGCTATGGAGATTTGTTGCTTGTAGAGATTTTAAAAGAACTGTTGCTAAAGATTATCCGGGTAATTGGACAAAATATGTAGTTATGAAAAACAAATATAGAGTAGCTCATTTGTATGATGCAAACTTAGAAGAAACTAATAAAGCATTAGAGCGTTATAATGAATTTGAAAAATAAACAACATGTCAACAATAGCACAAGTAATATCTAGAATAAGAGGTAAAGTCAAAGCAGAAGTGCAAGATGGTTTTGTAACAGATAGATATATTTATAGTTTAATAGAAAAGCATGCTCAATTTTTAATGAGAAGGCAAGATTATGCAAATAAATTATTAAAATTTAATTCTGTATGGAAAACATTGCCTTATGTAGAATTAATAGATGTAGATAAAGTTGAAGCACATTGTTCAGGAATACAAAGTGGATGTACAATAAAACGTACAAAATTAAAATTACCATCTATGTTTGAAGGATACTGGGGTCCATTAATCCGTACTATTAGTTCAATAGATGGTTCACAAGAATTACAAGCAACCCAACCAGGTACATATACTTCAATGACTAAAACAACTTCTTTTAAATATAATAATACATTATATTTTTGGTGGTTAGATGGATATATATATTGTCCTAATATAGCATGGGATGCTATAAAAGTAGAAGGTGTATTTGACTCAGATATTACAGCATGGGATTGTGATAAAACTAATGATTGTACTCCACGGTATGAACAAGACATTTACATACCTGAAGCATTGTTTGCTGAAATAGAATCTCAAGTAGTTCAAACTATGATGAATACATTACAAGTTCCTTCAGAAGATTCTGACAACAAACGTAATGCAATGAGAAATTAAAATAAACAATTATGGGAGTATCAACACAATATAGAACCTTTAGTCAATTAATGGAAGATGTTTCCATAGACTTTGCTAATTATGCTTTAGAAGGCATGATTGAACCTCAGCAATTAATTAAGGTTGCAACAAGAGTAAATTATGATCTTGGTTTAAGAATACATAGAACTAAAGAAGTAGTAATAGATATTGAACATGGTAGAGGGCAGTTACCTATGGACTTTAAATATTTAAACTATGCATTTAGATGTGGATCATATAAAATTAATAACACAATGCCATCTGGTACACATGTTGAAACATTTAATGATGTACCCTATGTACCAGCACCAGATGAAACAGCTCCTTGTGAAGACGGTGAAGCATGTAAAGATGTATGTATTGTAAAAACATGTGATAAAACAAATAGTCATCAGTTAGTTCAAAAAATTGGACCATCACAATTTAGAACATATACTGACTGGACACCTTTACAAATAAAAGATGTAAATAGTCCTGTTTGTTTTTGTCCAAGTTTAGGTGCTCAAGGAATAGATGTTGCAGAAATAAGAGATGGTTTTTTGGTTACTACATTTAAAACAGGTAAAGTATATTTAAGTTTTCAAGGAGCCATGGAAAATGATCAAGGTGATTTATTAGTTTTAGATCAACCATATTGTAATGAATATTATGAGTATGCTATAAAACAAAGAATATTAGAAAATATGGTATGGGCTGGTGAAAATGTTTCTCAACAATTATCATTAGTAGAAGGAAGATTAAGAGCAGCAAGAAATAATGCTTTAGGTTTTGTTAATACTCCTAATTTCCAAGAAATGAAAAAGCTTTGGACAATGAATAGAAGAGCACAATATCATAATTATTATAACATGTTTTTAAGTTATGCACCAGCAAACCCTCAAGTAGTTGCAGGACCAAGAACATCAACAAGTGCAACAACTGAATGTCCAACTTGTTAAAGAGTTAATATATTATGGCAAAGAAAAAGTCTACACCAAAGAGTGCACCAAGCAGTAAAACTAGCTCATCTGTAAATACAAATACATTTGTAAAAGGGATGAATAAGGATATTACTCCATCTATGGAGAATAACCAAGCATGGTGGCATGCTAGAAATGTTGCAAATAATTCTGAAGATGGTGACTTAGGTGTTATTGGAAATGAGCCATCAAATTTATTATGTGGAGTAATACCCTATACAATTATAGGAGCTATACATAGATACGGTGATGAGTGGATTGTTTATTCTACTGATAACATAAATTCTGAAATAGGTTTATTTGATGATAGTGAATGTAAGTATACTACATTAGTAAATGATCCATGTTTAAATTTTAGCAAGAAGTTTTTAATAACTGGAGCAGCAAAAGAAAATTTTGATTGTTCATGGCAAGTTTATTGGGATGACGGCAATAATCCTTCACGCTCATTAAACCTAGACAATATACCTTACAAAAAAATTAAAGTATCTGGGTTAGATGTTGACGGATTACCTTGTACAGTATTTGAAGTTATAGAACCTAAGATGTTAGATTGTGAGCAAATAAGACTTGCTCCATTATTAGATACTCCTTGTGTCAAGTTAAATAAATCTACAGATAGTGGTATGTTAGCAAATGGAACATATCAGGCTTTTGTAGCATATGTTGAAAATGACCAGAGAGTAACAGATTACATAGGCATGTCTAATGTACAAAGTTTATGGAGTCATTTAGGTACAGATGGTTCATTAGATGTATCATTTTCTAATATTGATCAAGATTATTTTTATTTTGAATTAGTAATACTAAGAAGAAACCAAGGTCAAACAGATGCAAAACAAATAGGGATATATAGTACAGAAATAAAAGAAGTCAATATAGATTTTATTGCAGTTGAATTAAAAAATATTCCTATTGCAGAACTTCCTCAGATGAGTCCAGCTTATGAAAAATCTGAGTCAATGTTTGTTGTAAATGATTGGTTAATAAGACAAGGGCCAACAGAACAATTTGATTTTAACTATCAACCTATAGCAAATCAAATTAAAGTAAACTGGGTTGTTAATCAAGTACAAAGTGAATATTACTACAAAGGTGGTAATAAGACTGGTTTGATGCGTGATGAACAATATGCATTTTTTATTAGATGGATATATAATACAGGTGAAAGATCTTCTTCATACCATATACCTGGAAGAGCTGCAGAAATGTACAATGGAACAATGGAGAATGAGAAAGTATATGGAAATAATGTTTTAGATCCTGATGGAGATTTATTATTTAAAGTATATAATACAGCATCTACTACAGCGTCAGGGTTAACAGAACCTGTTGATGGTGCAGGGATAGTTATAGCCCGTGGTGAAATGGGATACTGGCAATCATCAGAAAGATACCCAACAAGAAAACCAGACATATGGAATTCAACTTATGTTGATCCAGAAACAGGAGTAAATATTGGAGGAACTAATGATACACAATATGATTTATGTGGTGAGTTCATTAGACACCATAAAATGCCAACAGAAGAATTAGGACCATATTTACATTTATCTAGTACAAATGCTGATTTAATTAATGTTTTAGGTGTTGAGTTTGCAAATATAAAAAGACCAAAATATAATGATGGTACATACATTACAAATGTAGTAGGATATGAATTGCTTAGAGGTTCAAGACAAGGTGCTAGATCTATCCTTGCTAAAGGGTTATTTAGAAATATGCGTGAGTATGATTTACCTAATGCAGAAAACCTTATAGGAGGAAGTGTACAAGGATTATATCCTAATCATCCTTATAATGATTTAAGACCAGATCCATATTTTCATACTGGTTCAGGTACTAGTGGTACTAATATAACTAAGGGTTGTGATAGTTGGGCAGAATCAATACGTGATTACCCTCCGCTAAGTGGATATTCTAAAAAAGTATTTACATTATCTTCACCGGAGTTAATGTTTACTAAACCATTTTTAAATGCATATGAAACTAGATTGTATGGACAAGTTTCAGGAAATTCTAGTGGATACTTTATACCTTCAGAAGAACACCCTAAGTTTAAATTACTAAGAGGTGGTGCTGCAATTATCAGTGCAGTTCTTGGTGTAGGGTATGCAATGCAGCAAATTAGAGGTTCACAAAAACAGAAAGTGGTAGGACCAAGAGGAAACCTATCTTCTCAATCAGGAACATTTGGAGGATTTGCTGGTGTTGGTAATCAACCAGGTATTGCTATGGCAGGATATCTTACAGCTACTGGATTAAGTAATGGAGCTTCAACAGCCATAAATGAGGTCCTGGAAGCAATATTTGAAACAGTAGCGGGTGTTGCTGATTTATATACTGGTGGTGCTCTTTTTTATGCTCAGCAAACAATAAAAAGCATAGCTGGTCAAAATCAAGGAGATATACCTGGTATCATGGGTGGTTATGAAGAATCATCACAAGAAACAACAACACCGTTGTCTTCAATGCCATTACTATTAAGAACAATAATATCAGCAACAGTTTCTAGAGCAAACATTGCTTTAGGAGGAAATGAAATGATTGAATTATTTTATAATTTAATTAAAGAATCTGATTTTGCATGGAAATATAATTCATATGGTTTGTTTACAAATTTTGCACCAGTAAATTCAGGATTATGGAGAATTAAAAATACTGCTTCAAATTATTTAGGATCATCTTTTCAAATGTTTGATGATGGTAATTATAAAGTAAACAATTTATTTAGACCTGAAACAGTAGCAGTTGCATTAAAAGATGATATTGATAATCCAGATGTAGAAGATAAGTCTAGATTTTGTGTAGGTGGATATGTTAATAGTGGTGGTACTGGAATTAAATGGGATAACAATTATTTATTAGATCCTAAAGAAAGTAAAAAAGCAGCTATATCAGCTCACTATGGAGCATTGAAATATAATTTTGATAATCAATATGGTCAACTAGATGGTATAAAACAAGTTCCTATGAGAGGTTGTCTTGAGCTGTTAGATCTTGATGCACCTGAAGCAACAATATATTCAAGCAGACCAATTTTTGCAGGAGATACTTTTGTTGGTAGATTTACTGAGAAAGTAATTATGCCTGTATTCTCTAACTTTCTTATTGGTCAACCTAATGAGTTTACATTTGATTATTCACTATATGTAAATCTACCTTACCCAAGGTTTTGGTTAAACTCACAAAGATATGATATAACACCATTGGCAGATGAGATAATTGGTTTAGGAGTATTTCAGCCAGGCCAATTAAGTGAAGCTATGCCAGGAGATTTATTTTATTTAGATAGAGGTAATCAATCATGTGGGAATACTGCATGGAATAGAATAATGAAAGGAAGTAGTGATCCTAATCCAATGTTAGCAATGGAGTTTGCATATATGTACACTCATACTAATGGTATATTAGATTTCTATGTTGAATCAGAAGTTAATTTAGATCAAAGAGATTGGGAAGAACATCCTGCTAAAAAAATATATGATGTATATAATAACAATGATATAGATGAACTCTTTCATGCTAAGATTGAGAAGTCAGGTAACTTTTATAAGTATGATGAATCATTAAGCCCATCAAAGTTTGTAACACAATTAAGTACATTTGGTGCACTACAGCTTAGAGATTATGATCCATTAGTTAGTGAGCAATGTTTTATTAATTATCCTAAGAGATTAATTTATTCATTGCAAGCTCAAAATGAAGCAAGAAGAGATTATTGGAGAGTGTTTTTAAATTTTAATTATAAAGACTTTAAAAATGCTGTTAGTGTAATTAAACCTATAAGCAAATCAGGTGCAATAATATTTTTCCCTTATATGTCTCCTCAACTATTTCAAGGTGTTGATGCTTTAAAATTAGGTTCAGGTACTAACGTTACAATAGGAGATGGTAAATTATTTAATCAAGCTTTACAAAATATTGCTAACGCTGATATATCTACTGAGTACGGATCAATGGAAAGTTTGAGAGGTGTTATAAATACACCAATGGGATTATTCTTTATGTCTCAAGCACAAGGAAAAATATTTCATTACGGTGGTAAAGCTTTAGATCCTATATCTAATGCTGGAATGAAATGGTGGTTTGCTAAATATTTACCTTCTAAATTTATAAAACAATTTCCTAATTCAGAAAATTCTGTGTGGGTAGATAACCCAGTAAACGGTGTTGGTTGTCAAGTAATGTATGATTCAGTAGATGATATAGTCTACTTTATGAAAAAAGATTACCAATTAAAACCAGAATATATAGACGGTGCAGTATTTACAGATGGAGTTACAAAACCTGTAACTATATCTTCAGGAGTTTATGGAAGTATTAACGTTGACATTGGAGATCCAATATACTTTGATGATTGCTCATGGACTATATCATATGATCCTAAATTAAAAGCGTGGATTTCATTTCATGACTGGCATCCTCAATTAGCCTTACCAAGCATCAATCATTTCTTTACAACAAGCAGTGCAACAACAACAGTACCTCAGTGTCCTCCTGGATATAATTTTAATCCAGTTACAAATTTATGTGAGCAAAGTGTAAATGAAACTATTGATGCAGAAATAAATATTGATGAGTTAGCAGCAACAGTAACAGGTGGTGCAACAAACTGTTTACTAGATATTGTAATTGCTATAGATTGGTCAGGAAGTACTGGTAATATTAATTATACACCCATGACTTTTGACTCTTCTGGTAATCAAACTGGTGGTGGTGTTATGGGTAATAATTCAGCTGCTACAGCACAGATGCGTTGGTTAGATGTATTTATGGCTAATCCAAATGTTAGAAATTCATTAGCTGCAGGAACAATGCAAGTTGGTATTACAGGTTGGGGTAGCTCAAGTATGCATTTAAATCAAGGTTCTTTAAGTATGAATAGTAATGCTACTGGTGCAGGACTAATTGCTTTATATAGTGCTAATTGGAATACTACTAATAGTACTAATGCAAATGCAGCCATAGATGCAGGAAATCCATTTGGTAATACAGGAGGATTAGGTCAATTAAATGATAAAGCAAATTCATCTTATGCATCTCAATATCCTGGTAGAACTCAAGATCCGTCTTTTAAACAAATTTTAATTGTTGTTACAGATGGAACAGCAGGAACTAATGCTCAGGGTATAAATATAATGCAGTCTCCTAATGTTCCAAATAATCCTCCTCAAGCAGCTAATACTGGAGCTTGGGCGGCAGGAGCAAATCAATCAGCAGATATAGATTTACAAGATGCAACTAAGCAAGAAATTTTTGCAGTATTCTGTGGTAACAGTAATGCAGTACCTGGTGATCCTACATTATTAAATAGTATTTCTAATACAACATATGATGTTCCTAATTCTATACCAGGTCCAAATCAATATGCAATGAATACTGATGTTGTTGGTGAATTAAATGCATCAGCTGATCAAATTGCAGGAGATGTATGTTCAACACCATTTGTGTGTGAGTGTCCTACAGGATATACTAAAGTTTATTTAGACCCAGCAACCAATACATATACAGCTGACTCAGGTGTATGTGATGATGTTACTCCTCCTGTATGTAGAAAGGTAACTTGTGAATGTCCCCCTGCTACAATACCAGGTACAGTAACTACAGAATTAGGTACATGTCCAGATAGTGCTCCTTTAATATATCAAGTAGGAGATCCAAATTTTGTAAGTGATAGACAATGTAATTATTTCTTTTACATAAGTACTATACCTAATTATGAAGTTGGTGGTTTCTGGAGACATAATGTTAGGTGTGATTCATTTGCTAATTTTTATAATGTTGACTATCCATGGGAAATAGATTTAATATCTAATACAGGGCAAGCGGTAAATACAATTAGAAGTTTTGAATATCAATTAGAATCATATGTATACAAAGGAGATCCTCAATACAATATGTGTGGTGGTGATAAATGGGAAGATTTAAATTTTAATTTTGATGCAGCTATAGTATATAATAATGATCAGACTTCTGGATTGCTAGTTATTAATCAACAAGCTACAAATGATCCATGGGGTAATTTAAATTATCCAATTATAAATGCTAACAACATAGATATATTATCTTCTAAAGTAGAACATAAATTTAGATTTAATCAATTTTGGGATGTAACAAATAATAGAGGTGAGTTCCCTGATCCATCAGGAGTAATAACTCAACAGTCTATATTTAATACAGATTGTAATGGATACATCAGACCTTTAAATTCAACTAATATTAACTATGCTAAATCAGCAACACAGCGTAAAAAGTTTAGACATTACTCAAATAATGTTATACTTAGAAAAAATGTGTCTGGAAATAGAAAGATGTTATTGAGATTAAATAATACTAAACTTTTACTATCACAAAGATAATGGGACATAAAAAAAGCATAGGACTACCAGGAGGACCAAATGAATTCCTACAAGATATAACACAATATATATCTGTAGATGGATATAGAAATGATAGCCCAGATAAAACCAATCCAGTTAATCTGATTCCGTCAGGGGATATAAGCATGAAGAATGTTGACTTTCCTATATTGGGTACAGATAACTTAGGCAATTCACAAATGATGTTCCCTGAGAATGAATACCAATTTCCAGGTGATATGGTAATGGAAATGCCTATGGCTCAATATGGTCTATCAGATAGCCCACTTCCAAAAAGACAAGGTGTTAGGGACAATGGAGATGGCTCTGAGTCCACACATCTTATGGCAACTGAAACTTTAGATGGTAAAAATTGGTTTTCTTTTCCTACACTATTTCAAGACCCAGATGGTACTTGGATAGACATGTCTACTAAACCTTGGAAAGAAGCATATAAAGAAGCTGAAAGAAGAGGTGAGCTTATAGACTTTGGTACTGATAGAGAAAGTGCAATAAAGTTTGGTGAAGGCTCTTGGAAACCAAAAGCTGAATACGGAGGTTCATTACCTAAAGCACAAAGAGGCATAATTAAAAGCATAGCAAAAAAAGCAGCACCATATATGGATGATGCAGCTAGTTATATAAAAAACCTATTCTCTAAACAAGGAGATGAAGTTGTTGAAGAAGTTGTTGAAGAAACTCCAAATGCAATGTCATTTTTTTCTGATACACCTAAACAACTAAATAGACCTCCTGCAGAAGATTATATATTTTATAGAAATACAAGTAATCCGGAAACTATAATGAAGCCTCTTGATTTTGTAAATCCAAGAGAATATGGACATTGGAAAGCTCCTCAAAACTTAAGTTTCTTTACACCAAAGAATTATGCATTTAATGACTATGGTGCAGAAAAATGGGGAGCAAAAATAAATCCTAAAAACCCATTTATAGAACAACAACCAAGAACTTATTCAGTAGAAGATGTACAGAAACTTATTGATGATGGGTTTGATGCTATTATAACACAAGACTACAAAGGTGCAGACATAAGAGATGCATATCAAATAATCCCTCTAGATAAAACCATTATCTCTAACTTAGAGAAGATGAAAAGAATGGGTGGACGTGTTATGCAAGAGGCAGGAGAAACAACAGAAGATGACAATATCCAAACTGTAAATTTACCTGAAGTAGAGGTTACTGGTAAAAAGAAAAAGAATTGGTTTTTAAATACTTTGAATAATAGTTTTAATCCTTTACTGCAAGTAGATAATGCACTACAAATTTTAGGCATACCTTCCAATTTAATTAGAGAAAGTATTGAAGGGTTAAGTGACCAAGGAGATGGTGAATTTAATTGGGGTAATATTATTCCTGATGTATTTAATACCACTATACTAGATGATGATGCAAAACAAAAAACAGTATCACAAACTTTAGGTATAGATAATTTTTGGGGAGGGCTTGGAGTTGATTTGCTTACAGATCCTACTTCTTATGTAGGCGTTGGTGTACTTAAAAATATGTTAGCAAAGGGAGGTAAAAATCTAATACCTAAAGCAATAAAAACCATAACTTCTAAAGGAGCAAAAAGCACAGATGATATACTAAAGAATGTTGATAATTTTAAGTCAGAAATAAATTGGGGTAAATGGAATAAAGACATTCCAAGTAATAAAGGTTTAGTAGATGAATATACACAAATTGAGAAACTTGCTAAAGCAGATGGATCATGGATGAAGAACGCTGATGGATCTGCATTTACATTACCAGATGGAAGCTTAGGTACAGCAGAACAGTTTGTTCAAACAAATAGTAAGAATTTTAAAAAGGCATATCCTAATGGCATGGATGTAACTTATAGAGGAGCTGATCAACATATACCTGACGGTATGAGAGGAGACTTTTCTAGTATATACAATAATGATGTTGTTAGACCAAAGGTAGGTTCTGGTTTGTTTACTGGAAATTTAGACTTAGCAAGTGAATATGGTAATTTTGCTCTTAAGAGTGGTTCTTTTCCATATTTTACATCTACTCAAAAAACATTAGATGATATTATAGCTGCTGGTGGTAATAAAAAAAGTGCTCTTAAATTTGGTGATGAAGGTGGTATATACAAGTTGGCTATACCTACTGTAGATGATGCTAAGCATATTCAATTTGATGCAGGACGTAGAGATTGGACAAATCTTAATGAGCCTTATGTTTGGGATATGATGTCTCCTGAATTACAAGCAGCATCAAAAAGAGCTAGACCAACTGGAGGCAACTCAGTTATGTATGACCCTAATGCTTTATATAAAGAAACATTTGCAACAGATGATGTGGCATCATTACTTGAACAAGTAGGAGGAGATAGAGCTACAATAAAAAATGTATATGATTTTGGTGTGGGAGATGTTCTTATTCATAATAACAAAAAAGGTAAATATGCTAAATCATTATTTGGTAACGATGGTAATTTTAATTTGATGGACAAAAATATTTATAGAGCAGCAGTACCATTAACAATAGGAGGGTATGGATTAAGTCAACAACAAAGAGGTCCTGGAACTGATAAAGGTTCTACTCCTACTTCTTGGAAAGATTTAAATATTAATGTGGAAGGATTAATGAAAGGTCTTAGAAGAGTTGAAAGTGCTGATGGTACATTAATGATGAACCCATATTCTACAGCAACAGGAAACTATGGTCAAAGATTTTCTGAAATTAAAGAATTATATAAAGGAACAAGAAAAGAATTTTCAGAAGATTTAGAAGCACAAGACAGATTTTTTAAAATGCGTTTAAATGAAGGAATAGAGTCTAATGAAACAACTCCATTATTAAAAGATGCATTTGAATTAACTGCTGAATACAAAGATCAGCTAGGTGATGACTGGAATTTTTCATATGAAGATGTAGCAGCATTATCTAATTATTTAGGTAGAGGTGGTACAAGAAAATATTTTGGAAACGTTATAAGAGATGGTATGCCACTAGGTGAGGTCTTTCCAAAATTGTGTGGAGAAAATGTTAAGCAACCAAATAAAACTCCTAAAGACTATTTGAAAATTACTAATGAGTTTTATCAAGATGGTGGTGAAAATATTTATAAAGTAAAAAAAGGAGATAACTTAAGTAGAATAGCAAGAAACTATAATACTTCTGTAGATGAAATAGTAAGTATAAATGATATACCTAATCCAAGTATGATTAGTATTGATCAAGAGTTATTAATGCCACAAGGTGTATCACTTGGAAATACACGTTCTAGCTATACAGTTAAGCCAGGAGATACATTAGGAAAGATTGCTTCAAGACATAATACATCATATCAAAAGCTAGCTAAAATAAATAACATATCTGATCCAAACATGATACGTGTTAATCAAGATATTTTATTACCTGAAGACTACAGAGAAGAAGTACCTTTAGCTGAAGAATCATGGATAAGTACAGATGTATTAAAGAAAAACAATAAAGATATTAATTCATTAGCTGATGAACAAGTAATTGTTAAATCTCAATTATTAAATAATCCTAATGAAAGATATGTTGTTATAGATAAAAAGAATGGAAGGTTAAAGCTTTATCATGGTGATGAGGTTATTACTGATTTTGAAGTGTTGACAGGAAAGAATAAAGGAGATCAACAAACTGTTACACAACCCATTGATAAAAATAGAGATGGTAAAATTACTGAAGAGGATAAGATAAATGGTATATATCAAGTAGATTGGAGCAAAGGTAATTTATCTACAGGAGCAGGTAAATTTAAAATTAGTAATTCTAGTCCAACAAGTAGTAGAAAATATATGAATGCTCCAAGTTTTAATTTAATAAATGAAGCAGGTATAGAAGTTAGTACAGCAATACACGGAGCACCTTCTTATAGACAAAAGTATTTTGATAATAATGATATAACAGATAACAGAAGTTCTAATGGTTGTATAAACGGTAAATGTAGTGATCTGCAAGGTTTATATGATATGGGTTTACCAAATAATACAAACGTGTATATTTTACCTGATGATGAGGGTAATGCTTTTGAAATGGTTGATGGTCAGGCTGTATTAAGAATGAGTAGAAAAAATAGAGAAAGTTACCAAAGCTATGAAAGAAATAATCAAACATATAAAGGTCAAGGAGGTAACTATACTATTAATACATTAAACTATAAACCTATACGTGCACAGTTTGATGTAGAAAAATTTAAAGAAGATATATTTACTGCATTTGATTTTAATGATGAAGATGAATTGTATGAAACAACTATTCCATTTATAAATGCATTAATGGATAATAAGAAAAAGATTATGCAAACTTCTCAAATACCTAGTGATATATATAATCAAATAGCAAAAATTGCTTTTGGAATATACGGTACTGAATCAAATTATGGGGATACTCATTCTGCAACAGGTAATTTTAGTAGAGCTGTTAATAAATATTTTAATCCAAAACAATCATCAAGTCCTGATGTACAATCTAAATATTCTACATATGGTGCTGATAGTGATTCTAATAGTGTAGGATATACACAAATAAGATTTTCATTTTTAAATGATACTGAGAAAGCTGCTTTAAAGAAGTTTAATATTACAAACAATTCAGATATGTTAGATCCTGAAAAGTCTGCAATAGCTACAGCTGTAGTATTAGGTATTAGATATAATGAACAATTAACACCTTCTCAAAAAAAGAATCCAATGAAGTACTTACCTTCTAAATGGAATAATAGAAGTAATTATGCTAAAAGGGTAAAACAAAATTCTAAATACTTAGATATAGAACAATTAGATATAATGAAAGCAGGAGGAGAAATAGAAGAAAAACTAATTTATAAAAACTATATGGATGGTAAATATGAAGGAACTAAAATGGATTCTAAAGGAGAAAACATATATGATAAGTTAAATAGAAAGTATTTAAGTAAAGCAAGAGAACAAGGGATGACACCTTCTAATTATGTTATGACTTATATAATTCCCAATTCTTAAACCCTAAAGATTAGTGAATCTCCCTAATTATTTGTATATTAATAATATAATATTATGAGTTTGAAAGTAAACAAAAAAAGTGTAAAACAAGATGGAGGAGCAATGATTCCTGAACAACCTGGTATGCTACAGCAACCAGAGGTTGATCCTGCTGTTCAACAAATTAGTGAGTTTATTAAACAATCACTAGAAGATGGTGCAAAACCTGAAGAACTAGTAATGAGTTTAGTACAACAAGAAGTTGATCAACAAATTATTGGTCAAGCATTTATGATGGTTGGGTATCAGCAAGAAGATGTTGTTACTTTATTTGAGCAGGTTCAAGTATTAGCACAACAAAAACAAGCTGGTGCAAATGAAGTAAATCAAAATCCTCAACAATTAGCACGTAATCAACAGATAGAGCAACGTCAACAAGGACCTGTTGAAACTGAATCAATTGATACAGAAATATCTGAGACCATGATGGCTAAGTCTGGTATAGAAATAAATCCTAAAAATAAGGGTAAGTTTACTAGATGGGCTAAAGCACGTGGTATGACTGTTAAGGAAGCATATAACAAGGTTATGTCTAATAGTAAGGCTTATCCTCCATCTGTAGTTAAGATGGCTAATTTTGCAAAGAATGCTGCAGGATGGAAAAAGGAAGAAGGTGGAGAAGCATTTACTGCTCATATGATGTACAAGGGTCAAAAAGCTGTAAAAGCAAATACTATTGAAGATCATTTAAGATTAAAAGAAGATGGTTATGTTCATGCTGATGAACGTAAAAAAGCAAGAAAAGGTGGAGATATGATATATCCAGTTGGTGCAGCTACATCATCTAATGCACTTCCGTTTGCAATGATGCCTCAAGCAAATGATGGACTTGAGTTACAAAAGAAGGAAGCAGCAGCGGCAGCAGTAGCAGCAGGTGAAGCAGGGCAGAACACAGATGAAGTTGATTTCATGACTCAGTTTATGAATAATATGAACACTACTCTTGGTGAACAAAATACACAGGGAGACAACAGTATAAAAAAAGTAAATAATACTATATCTCAAGGACCATTATATGTTTCTCCTAACCTATATGAGAAAGATGGTTTTTCTTTAGGGAATGCTTTTAATTCTGTTTTAAGAGTAGGTAACAATGCCTTTAGTAGTAAAGACCTTGATGGTGATGGAACTAAAGATGGTTATTTAAGAGACTTAAAACCAAAAGCAATAAATGCAAAAATTGATAAATATGCAAATGCAAATTACAATATAAATCTAGATGATGTAGTTACTGAAGAGAATTTAAAAAATGCTGCGGTTGCATACAAAAAATTTATTTTTGAAAACCCAACAGCAGATGATCAATATGATGCAGTAGGTAATCTAGTTAATGCAGGGTTAGAAGACAACAATATACCTAAGATTGAGATTCCTCAAGGTACAGAAGATGAATACAAAGACTTCATAGAAAAAAATACAGAGCTATTAGGTGAGACAGCAAAAGCAACATATGACGCATTAAGAAAAAAATTAGGTTTTCAACTTGGTGGTTCATTGGCTAAAGCACAATTTAGTGTTCCAGATAGTGGTGCACCTTTTGCAAACCCAATGGAAGGACCTACAGAAGATGCTACTGAAACACTAACTTTCCAAGAGTGGGTGATGCAAGACTCTGTTAGAAGAGGTGGTGCTAACGCTCCACAAGAGTATCAAGCTTATGTTGAAAGTATGAGTAATGAAGAGCAAAAACCAGAAGCTAGCACAGTTCCTTTACCTGAACCTGCTGGTATTATTAGTCCAACAGAATGGGATAAGGATGCTGATGGTATTCCTGATATGGGAATAGATGTTGATATGGGTGATGGCACTGATGTAGCGGGTGACTTTCAATCTGCATATGATAAGGTTGTGAAACCTACAGTAGATGTAGACTTTGGAGGAGTAGGTGGATTTGCTAAAAGAGCATACGATAGCAGTCTTATGAAAGGTTTTGAAGGTGTAAGTGGTGGTATTATAGATCTTACTGCAAACATATTTAATCCTTTGAAAAACAGAAAGAATGCTTTAAACCAGGATAAAGATAAAAGAAGTAGAATTGTAGCTGATGAATTATTTGCAATTGAAACAGATCCATTTAATTCTAGAGGAACTAATAATATTCAAGGTGGGCCTAAAGGTTCTGAAGCAGATAGAACAACAGGTTTATATTTAAATCAAGGAACAATGACAAGCAAGACTGGTGGTGGTACAAATAATAAAGGATTTAAGGCTTTACCTCCAGCAGTTCAACATAACATACTTAGTAATATGGCTACTGGTGGATCTACAGGTCCAGAAGCTTATCTGGCTAATGTAGCACAAAGAGGTGGTACAACAGCGGCAAAGGCAGGGTTAGGAAGACTGCTTAAAGAAGGTGTTGAACATTTACCTGATGCTTTAAGAAAACTTAAAACATTTTTTGGAAGTAGTGATAAAGCTAATCCTTATGTAAGTTTTAAAGGATTTGGATCTGATGATATACCACAGAATGGACCCAATGCATTTAATGAATATATGAATAGTTTTGCTATGATTGATCCTGCAATACTTGCAACTATGACTGGATTACCATTTTTAGAAATGTTTAGAAGTAATAGTAGAGAAGAAGAGGAAAAATTAAAGTTTGATAATGAACATAGAAAAAGCAGAGGAATGACATCTGATGGGGCTACTTGGAGAAATCAAAAAGGAGGAGAAACAGTGAGTGTTGATCCAACAATGTTAGCAAAACTAATTGCAGCTGGTGCAGATATAGAAATGTTATAATTATGAAAAAAATAAAAATAAATAAACTACCTAAAGGATTTAAACTTGTTGATGGTAAAGTTGTAGAAGATAAGTTAATGAGAGATGGTGGTGATCTAAGAACGGGTGATCAAGCTGATTATGGTTTGGTAACAACTCCACAAAATTATGTTGGTGACACAACATTTAATAATACATCTGATGAAAGTGTTAGGTATAGTTTATCTAGTGTTCCAAGAGATAATGCTAACATAGAAGCAGAAGGTGGAGAAACTGTATTGACAGATTTAAATGACAATGGAGATTTTGGATTATATAACATAAGGGGTCCTAGACATTCTCAAGGGGGTGTACCAATGTTTTTACCAGAGCAATCTTTTATTTATTCTGATACACCAAAATTAAAATTTACTAAAGATGAAATGAGTGAGTTTGGTATGGGAGGTGATAAAAAAACACCAGCTAAAATATCAAACACTTTTGGTTTAAATGAATTTTATGCTGAATTAAATTCTGACTATGCTGATAATATTTCATCACGTAGTGCAGAACTTATGTTAAAAAAGAATATGGAAGATTTATCTAAATTAGCATTTATGCAAGAGTCTAAAAAAGATTTTGAAGATGGTGTACCATTAGCATCTCATCCTTATTTAATATCTGCAGGAATAGATCCGTTAGAGTTTACTGCAAAAATGGAAAAGATTAGTGTTGAACAAGCTAGACAAAAAGCTATAGAAGCATTATCTCCAGCTGAACAAGAGCAATTGCAATTTTTACAAATGATGATTGCACAATCTCAACAGGGTAATCAACAAGGTAATGTTGGACCTGAAGAGCAAATGGCTATGGAAGGCAATCTACCACAAGGTCAAATAGATCAAATGGATTTAAATGTTGCTAACAATGACATGATGCAAACTGCAAAATTTGGTTCTGAACTTGGTGATTTTTTAGAAAAAGCACAAAAAGGTAATGCAGAAAGAAGCACATCAACATATACTATTAATGGTCAAACTGTAGATAGAGCTACATATATAGACTATGTAATTAGAAATAATATGCATAGAAATATGGATGGTTCATTAAATGAAAAAATAAGTGATCTAACAGAAGAAGAAAGACAAATGTATGGAAAAGCTTTACAACCTACTGTTGAAAATTATGATCCATTTAATACAGTACCATTACAAGGAGACTTGTCATTACAACCAACTGTTGAAGCATCAACTGAAAATAATGTATCAGGTGAGCAATCAGATGGTACTGTAGTAACTACTGCTAACGATAATTTTAAAAATCCATATCCAAAAGGTAGTGATAAATATAAAAAATTACAAAAGTATCATGAGGATGGTTATACAATAACAGAGAAAGATGGTAAGATAGATATTTTTAAAGCAGGAACATCTAAGTGGGAAAAGAATACTAGTGCTAGAGGATCAGGTTCAGGAACACCAACAGATGGGAAAGGAGTGCCAATTTATTCTGAAGATATAGAAGGTCAAGGTGATGTAGTAAATGAAAGTGGAATAGGTAGATATAGATATGGAAGTCTATCAGAAGGTTCAAGAGACAAAAAACAAAAACAAACAGGGACATCAAGTTATGGTTCTGCTGATATTGAGCTAGAAGAAAATCAACTTGATTTTGAAGATAGATGGGGAGATGTTACAGAAACAATAGAAGGCTTTGATTATAAAGCTCAAAGGGGTACACCACAATATAAAAAGCAATGGACAGAGTTTCAAAGAAAAGCTGAAGCTAAAAGAAAAGAAGAAGCAGAAAATATGGGTATACCTTATGTTCCATATTTTAAGGAAAAAGGCTCAGATGGATTTGTACAAGGAGAAGGTTATGATGGAGCTTTTGGTTTACATACATTTAATACACCTAGACTTGATGTAGATTTTACAAAAGAAGAAAGGTATTCAATGGATCTTCCTGATGAACCTGAAGCTGAGAAAAAGATAGAGTTAGAAACACCAGAAGGAATACCAAAAAGATGGTGGGCACAAGATGAAAATAATTTAATGACTTTAGCTTCTTTAGATGATACATTAAGAACTCCTTTTGGTGTACCTCTTGAACGTCAAAAAATTGATTATGTATTAGATGATTGGGCATCTCAAGTAGGTGCTAATAATTCAGCATTAAAAACTGCAGGAGATGCTTTAACTGCAGCAGGTGGTCCACAGGCTTTATTAGCAAGTGATCTTTTTGGTAAAACAATGGCAAGTAATATAAAAGCTCAGACAGATGTAAATCAAAAGAATGTTAACACTATGAATAGAGTTGCAACTTTACAGCCACAGTTAGATCTTAAAGTTGATATGTTTAATAATAAAATGAATCAAGGAGTATATGATAATACTCAATTAGCATTAGAAAACTATGAGCAAAATGCTAATAAAAGAAAGATCAAAGCTAATGAGTTGTTTAATGCAGGTGCAACTAATGCAGCTAATACATATAATCTTAATCAGCTTTATGATAATTATAATATAAACCCAGATGTATATGGGGATGCTGAATTTACAGAAGATGGTAGAAAGCTTGTTAAGACTAATCAACAAGATGCATTAAATGCTTATTATGATAAAGTTGCTGACTATGAAATTAAAACAGGTAAACCTATGCCTGATAAACTAATGGAACAACTTTATCCGGGAGCAGTAACTTCTAATGAACAACTCACTGCAGCTCAAGAAGAGTATAGAAAAAACAGAGCAGCTGGAAACACAGGTGAATATAATAGTCAAAAAACAGTAGAAGGTAAAAAAGGATTAGAAATAGGAAAAATAGCTAAGTGGGCAGTACCGTTTTATACAGGTAAGGTAGGAATATAAACTTAAAGAGTTTATGTAATACACTTTGTACACTTATTAAATTATATTAATTTTACATTATGGCAACATACGTTAAAGGAGCACAGCAATATACACCAGATATTAAACCGTTTACACCGGATTATAAATTTCTGTCTGCCGTTTTGGAAACAAGACAAGATAAATATGACACAAATTTTAAAGCAACTAATGAACTCTATAATAAAGTAGTATATGCTGATCTTTCTAGAGAAGATACAAAAGAAAGAAGAGATCAATATGCAGAACAAATAGGGCCTCATTTAGAGAAAATATCTGGAATGGATTTATCTTTAGCTCAAAATGTTAATGCTGCTAAATCTGTGTTTGCCCCATTCTTTGATGATGATCTTACAGTTAAAGATATAGTTTATACTTCAAACTATAAAGATCAAATGAAACATGCTGAAAGATTAAGAAATAGTCCTAGTGAAGATATGCATGAAAGATATTGGGATATAGGAGAACAAGGTTTAAATTATAGAATGCAAGATTTTGTTAATGCTTCATCAGAACAAGCATTAGGCATGACAGTACCAAAGTATGTAGATGATGTAAAACTATTTAAATTAGCTACAGAAATCTTAGAGGAAATGGATCCTAATCTTAGTATGAAGATGGATAGACCAGGACCTAATGGTAATTTTATTATTACTGAAAAGAATGGTAGACTCATAACTGGAGCTGCTTTACAAACTTTAGAAGGAGCATTGTTGAATGACCCTAGAGTTCAAAGAGCATATGCAGAAAGATCTTTTGTGCAAAGCAGACAATTTGCAGATAAAGGTATACAAGAAGGTACATTTAGTAATGTTGAACAAGGTCAACAAGCATGGGCTAGTGAAACAATAAGTAGAATTACTGAGATTAACAATAAAAGAATTGAAGAAACTGGTCAAGAGTTAACTAAATTAGAAAGTGCAAATGTTAGATGGGCAAACTATAAAAAGAAAAATGGAATTATAGAAGGGTCTGATGATGATAATGCAATGTTAGAAAATTTATCTGCAGCAGAAGCAACACAAATAGCTTTAGATAAATTAAAAGGTATTCAAACTCAAGGTAATAATCAACCAAATACTGTTGATGGTTCATTAAATCAAGCTTATAGTATGTTAATGAATCATAATATAATGAGTGATTTAACAGCAGCTGCACAATCATACTCTGCAAGAGATCAAGAATATTTAATAAGAGAAAGTAAATTTGCTTTAAATGATCAGCAATATCAATATGATCTAGCTAAGATGAAAGCTAATCAAATTAACCATCTTGCTAGAATAAAATATAAGGCTGAACTTGATGAAGATTTAGCAAGAAAGAAAGGTGAGTTGATAAATGAGAATGGTGAAAATGATCCGTTGATTGAGCTTTTAAAAGGTAATAGAGTTACTAGAGGTAATAGTAATACAATAGATGTACCAGTAGATGAAGATGGAGAAGTTACTCAAAATGCTGATATGATTGAAAGAACAGCAGCACAGTACCTAGAAAAGGATAATGCCTTAGCTGTTAATCAAGTTGATAAAATAACAAGAGCTTTAAAATTATTATATCCAACAGGAACAGATGCAACTCCAGAGCAAATGGGTACAGGTATTTATGAAATAGAAATACCAAACAGTACAGGCGGTACAGATAAGTTTACTGCAAACTCATTAGATGAAATGGCTTCTTTATTATTAGATCCAAAAATTGAAGGTAAAGGAGAAGATCAACAAATGGTTGGGTATATAAACAGAGATGCAATTAATTCTATATATGGTTATGTATCTACAGGCTTTACTAATACAGCTGATGTTACTAGACTTAATCCAGAATTAACTTTAGGTAGTGATCAAAGAACTCAATATGATGATTTATATAATGAGATTGCCGGTCTTAATGGAACCAACACACAAGTTAATGCACTGAATACTTTTATTACTAATGTGCATGATAACTATGCAAAAGCATATGAAGCTACAAGAGGAAATGTAATTGATGGAACAGATGCAAATTTAAAGACTCTATATAAATCAGGATTCCCTGATATTTTAGATGCTGATAAAACTATACTTACACAAGATGAATATCTTGCAAGAGTAGTAGAAGGAATTAGAAATGGAAATATTACTAATCCAGATCTAGATGGTTGGGATAGTGGTACCTCAGATCCTGGTTATCTGACGGATGAAGTCAAGACAGAAATATATAAGGGTAGAAGTGGTGAAGGACCTGTAGTTGATAAAGTTAGAAAAGTAAAAACTGGTAGAAAAGTTATAGATATGGCTGCTGTAGAAAAGGAAGCAGAAGTGATTTATAAAGCATTATATACAAATCTTAATGATGCATTATCAGGTAAGACAGGGGATTTTGAAGTAAGAGATCTTGATTCAGAAATATATGGTTATAGTGGAAATTATTCTGATGTAGTTAGTAACAATAGTTATGAAAGAAATTTTAATCCTATGGTTAAAAATGAGCTAGCTGAAAAAGAAGTTTTCCAGATGATTACACAAATGAATACATTAGATGCAGAAGGAAGACCATATGGAATGTTTGCTGGGTCAATTGATCAATTTGAATCAAGTGATGAGTTAACTAATATGAAGAATGAGATAGCAGTTAAAGCATTTAATATATGGAAGGATGATGCAGCATTATGGTTAAGTAATAAAAGACCTGCTGTTTCTACAGGTCAAAAAGCACCAGCTGCTAAAATTGTATACATGCCAGTTGTTGGTTTATCAGAAGATGGTGAGAAAAATTTTGCTGGATATAGAATTGTATTTAGTTCAGATTGGTTAGCAAGTAAAAGAGTAGGAACTAATACTGCAAACTCAAGTGAGATAGGAGCTTTAACAGGTGAAGAGATAAAATTTTTACAAGGTATTACAAATGATGAAGATGATCCAACTACAGATTCAGGTGTATTCTTTCTCTATGAACAAGAGGTTGATCAAAATACAAAAGCAGATAAAAATACATATTATTCTTTTGTACAAGCTGATATTGCAAGAAAAGGTTTTGCAGATTATACTGTTGCAGATGGGCTTAATCCTACAGGTACATATAGAATTGTTCAAGAAAAAGGTGGATACTATGTATACTCTAAAACACACACCTATCAAGAAGGAGGAACATATCTTGTTGAAGAAAATACTACACAACTAGATATGAGTGAAGGGCTTGAAGGTCTAGATAAACAAGTTGTGACTTGGCAACAAATTTTGTTTAATTTAAGAGAACAAAATAGATTAGCCAAAGAAAAAGATGTATCTGTTAACGGTAAAAAATAAAAGATTAAAAGATGGAGAACCAATCTAAGAACGCCTTAAAGGAAACTGTAGATAACAACCAAAGACCTGCAATGAGTATAACACCTGCAGGTCAACCTAACTTTATACCTATAACAGAAATGTTTGATACACCAGACACGCTTCTGGCAGATGCTCTTGCAACTGATCCTGATTCTGTGGCTAGAGTAGATTTATACAAAACTGATATACAAAAGTATGGTATTGATGCTATGGCAAGTTTGGGCGTAGCTGTTCCAAGTTTTGCAACAGATACATACAACCCTGTTGATCAACAAAATCCTCCTGATAATACTTATTCAAAATTAAAAAGTGCATTTACATTAACTGATGTAAATGAAGATCAAAGAGTAGCTCCTGGCTTTGCTGGTATGAGACAGAGTCAATTTATGAGATATTACAAACATCCAGATTTTAGTGATTTAGGTTTTAGTCCATATGCAAATATGGAATCTTATTATAATGTTAACAGTACAGTATACGATGATATGACTAGAATGTGGAGTCAGTATACAAGTTTAGCTGGCTCAGGATTTAGTAGTGTATACAGATCTATTGGTGATGCTTTTGATGGAGATTCATACTGGTCAGCACCTGATTTAGAATCTGCAAGTGAGTTTGAAGATGCAATGGGCATTGGTAATTCAAGCAGAAGTGGTGGTATGGCATGGACAAACAACTTTCTATTAAACAGTGCTTATACTGTTGGTATATTAAGTTCTATTGCTGTAGAAGAATTAGCTATGGCAGGAGCAACAGTACTAACTGGAGGAGGAGCAGCACCTGCTGCTGGAGTTAGAACCGCTGTAAATGTTGGTAGAGCAGGTAATGCATTTAAAAACTTTTTTAATGTTAGTAGATTTGCAGGTACAACTAGAGACATATATAGAACTTTAAGAAATACTGAACACGCTAAGAGTTTCTATGAAGCAGCTAAAACAGGAGGTAAAGTTTTAGGACAAATGTTTGCTCCTAATACAATGTATGCTCTTAATAATTTAAAGACTGCAAAAAATGCAACTCAAAATGGTGTAAACTTAGCAAAGATGTCTAGCACTTTTGGTGGTTTTTATAGAGATGTAAGAATGGTAAATTATGCAATGGCTGAATCCAAGATGGAAGCTGGTATGGTTTATAATGATGTTATGAGAACTGGTATTGATACTTATAACAAAAATAATCTAGAAACAAAAATTGTTGATGGCAAAGAGATAAAGGTTAATGTAAGAAAGAATGCTCAGGTTTCTCCTGAAGAGATGAAAGTTATAAGAGAGAAATCAAGCAAGGCAGGATTTTATACTCAAATGGCTAACGCACCTATTATATATGCAAGTAACTGGTTTGTATTAGGAAATGCATTAGGTGGTTTTAATAAGTCTTTAGGTAGAATGATGAATGATACCTTTAGAAAAGGATTAGGAGGAAAGATAATAAAAACAAAAGCCACAAGATCAGCAACGGGAGCACTTAACAAAAATGTTTTTGAAGCTACAGGAACAGGGTTAAAAGGATACTTAAGAGGATTAAGAGCGGCAGGTGTTAAAGGTAGTTTATCTAATGCAGCTGGTGCATCCTTAAGATACTTTTCTAATAATGTAGCAGAAGGTATACAAGAAGTTTCTCAAGAAGCTGTATCAGCAGCAACTAAAGGATACTTTACTGCTGTATTAAATGATCCAATGGCTGGAGGTATTACGCTTAGAAATCAAATGATTTCATCAGGCATGGGACATCAATTATCTGGAGAAGGTTTTAGTGTATTTATGTCTGGGTTCTTAATGGGTGGTGCTATCCAAGGACCACAAAAGTTATTTTTCCAAGGGGTTCCTGCTATATATAAAGCTGGTAAGGGTAAGTTTGGTACAGAAAAAATGAAAGCTGAATATGCTGAATATAAAAAGAACAGAAAAGATTTAGTTCAAGAAGCAGTAAATGGTTGGAATAAAGCATGGAACAGTCAAGTAGATAACCCAGGTGCTATATTTGATGATACAAAATTTAATTATTTAATTCAGAAGCAAGTTTCAGAAGGAATGAAAACCAGTTCATATGATCAAGATATGTTTGGTTTTATTGATCAAAAAGATCTTGCTAAGTTTAGTCAGATACATACATTATTATCTCAAGGGGGTATACAACAATTTACTGAACAACTTGAAGATTATTTAAAGTTAACTGATGAAGAGTTATTACAAGCATTCCCTGGGGAAGCTAAGGATATTGCAAATGGAAAGATTAGAGGGCGTATACAAGACTTTATCAACTATGCAGAAAAAACAGAATCAAACTACAATAATCTTAATGATAAGTTTGAAAACCCTTATGACCCATCAGCATATGAAGTAGGCACAAGAGAGTTTGCTTTAGAAGCATTAAATTATCAAGGGTACCAGCATGCAAAGTATTTGCTTATGTATACTCAAGATAATTTTGAGAGAGCCTTAGAGAGATCAGAATCTATTTTTAGTAATTTAGAGATGGAGCCTTTATTTGAAAAAATGGCAGCTAAAGACATTTCTATTTTAACTTCTATTGATAATATAAATAGAGAGATAGCATTGCTTACACAAGAGATAATGAGCACTGTTGAGATAGATGAGAATTCTGTAAAAGTACCTAATAAAGGTGTAGGAGAAACAAATAAAAGAAAACAACAAAAGATTGAGAACTTACAAAGTATATTAAAAGTTATTTCTGATCCAAAGAATCAAACTAAGAATGGTACATTTGATAGAAGAAAAATTACAAAGCTAAGACCAGCGTTTAAAAACTATGTAAGATACTTAGCATCTACAGAAGGATCTTTTTTAGAGAGAGATAAAGTAGACACTGCTTTAAAACAATTGGTTGATTATTACGCATTAAAAGGAAGAGCTCAGGTATATGATAAAGCTGTAGAGTATTTATCTAATCCAGCAAGACTTAATGAGATAACACAAAGAACTGTTGAGTATGGTCAAAACTTGTATAAGAATATTAAAAGTCAAGTACAAGCATCTATTGAAAAGTATTTAGAAATTACTGAGACAAATGAAGTAATGAATCAGTTGGCTGTATTAGGTGTCTATCCTGATCCATCAGAAACAAAAGCTTTTTTGCAAACAGGTGATATATCAAATTTAAAGACTTTTTATAATGAGAATGGTAAAGTAGAACCTAAAATAGATACAATATTATATGGTCAAATTGAAAGGATTATTGAAACCTATACCAGCACTAGGGCAACTGAAGAAAAAACAGAAGCCCCAGAAAAAAAAGAAACAGAAAAGGCAGAAGAAACCAGAACAGACCAAAATGACATCCTAAAAGATTTAGGTGTAGATGTAGAATTAGAAAAAACTAATGACACACCTATGCTAAATGAATTGTTAGAAAGACAATATAGAAAGTATAAAGCAACAGCAGCAATAAGTGGAGAGAATGTATTACTATTTGAAGAGTGGAGAAACAGTATAGATGGTTTAAATTTTCAGAACACGTTTAATGCTTTAAAGAGAGTATGGGCATCAGGAGTTGTACTACAGGCAGATAGTGAAGGTAATCCTTATAAGACAGTTGTAACTAGAGAGAATGTTACTAAAGAAGAAGGATTCAAAGATTGGTTTAGAACAAGAGAAGTTAAAGAAAGCCCTATTGTAAAAAGAATATTAGATCAAGCAGGTTTAGTTATAACTGATATTGTTGAGTCAGAAACTGATTTAGGTAAAGAAGGTGATACTCTTAAAGGAAATAAGAATAGAAAGATATATAAAAGAGGTACACAAGCTAGTATAATTAGAATAAAAACTAAAGACCAAGAAACTGGAGAGCTAGTAGAAATATATAAATTGGTTGACAACAATGGTAATCCAATATCAAACAAACTACTAGAACTTATAGACTCTAAGTTTGGTGCTTTTAGTACTCCTGCAGAGGCAGTAGCAGCACTTAAAAAGATTGAAGCAACTGCACCAGATACAGCTACATTTTTATTTGATGAAGTTGAGTTACAACAAGGTGAAATATTATTTGATAAACTGGGTAATAAGTATATAGTGCTGAGTACACCTAAACAAGTTCAAGGTGGATACTTAAGAATTATAGAAGCAAGTAAGAATACTAATAACTTACAAGAAAGAGAAAAGTCTGTAATTAAATTACAACCTGGACAATTTAAAGGAAGGTATTCATTACAAGAAATTAAAATGGATCTGCTTCCTGCAACTACAAGTAGATTAGAGATCAATGATGTTATATCTCCATATCCTTATAAGAACAGTCAAGAAAGCAGAGCATTAGCTCAACAAAGATATAATCATATTATATCACAGTTATCCCCTGTTGAACTTGCTCAACTTGAATTATACGTAATTCCAAACCCAGAAGCAGGGAAGTTAGGTAGATACTATGCTATAGAAAGTTCTGATGGTAAAGTATATAAAGAATCTAATCCATATATACGTAGAATAAAATCCAAGTATGATATTGGAATTAGAATAGCAGATGAAAAAGTTAGAAATAAAGTTAATCAAAGCTTAAGAGAAGCAGGGTTTCAAGTATCAGAAGATGTAAATGGTATTTTTGCATACTTACCTAATGAGTCATATGTGTTTTATGATAACCAGAACAACCCAATTGACCCACGTAATATAACAAAAGAACAAGCTTTAAATACATTATATGTACCTAAAGCAATATCTAAGAATCTAACAAAAGAAGAGACACTAGAATTAGCACGTAATAATTTTGCATTAAACGCAATGTTAGTTGAAACATTAGATGGTATGAATATATCTGAGCCAACAGCTATGTTATTACAAGCTTTTCCAAAAGATATTGGTCTTTCTATAGGTGGAGCACAAATGGCATATGGTCCAAAAGAGCTACAAGAATCAAGAAGCTTAAGTTCTTTAAACTATCAACATGCAGATACAGAAGGTAACTACTTGGTTTATGATCTTAAAAGAGATAAAGGAGGTACAGGAAGAACTATCCAATCTAAAACTAACTTAGAAGGAAAAGATGCAACAGCATTAAGAAATAAAGTTAAGACAGCACTAGAGCAGTCTGGGCAATGGGATGCTATGATTGCAGGAACAGATAGATATTTAGCTGCTGTACTTTTACCTAACGGTCAATACGGATTAGTTAATTTAAAAACCACTAGATTTTCACAGGCAGAAGTTGAAAATTTATATACAGAACTTATTGAGAGAGCACAGCTAACTCAAAAAGAAAACCTAGATGAGAAAGGTGAAGCAAAAAATGAAGCATATAATATAGAATACAATGATGATTTGGCCAATGGTTTATTCATAAGTACTAAACCAGGTTTCAGTGTAGCTTTACAAGTAACTCCATGGGGTAAAATACAAATGGATGTTTTTGATAAGAATAGTAAGAAGCAAGTAGGTGAGACTATAACTATTAATCAAAAGATTATAAATGACAAGAAGATGTCTTCTGTTAAAAAAATTCAAACTTTAATTAACAATTTTAATGAAGACACAGAAATTAATCTTGCTGGAATAAATGTTACAGTAAACAATTTAAGAAGATCATTTGCTGATACAGCATCAGTTGAAGAAGTTATAAATAATTCTGAAACTAATGTATTACCAAGTGTTATAGAAAATCAGTCTTTAAGAGTTACAGGAACATCTGCAGACATTCAAGCTTCAAGAGATGCTGCTGCAACAGTTAATGATAATAAAACTAATGATGTAAAACCTAATGCTCAATATACAATTGCTGAAGAAGCAGCAGAAAGTATACTTGATTTATCTGATGCAGAGTTTGATGCACAACTGGAAGAAGAGTTTGCAAACTTTAAAAAAGAATTCTTAGGTCACATAGTAAACAAAATAGTAAGAGGTGAAGAGTTATCAGCACGTGAACAACAAGCATATAAGTTTTTAGAAAGTAAAATCAATATGTTAGTTGCAAAAGAAGGTGGTGCAGGATCTGTAACTATTAACAATGATGTAAAAGCTGATATAGAAAGAAGAAGAGAAGCTGAGATTAAAAAAGTAGATGAACAAGTAAGAAAAAGAAATCCATTAGGCAATGGGATTACTTATAACATGCTTAACTCAATTAATGCTAAGTACGATAAAGAACTAGCAGATCTAGAAAATAAAACAGATGTAGTATCAAGTACACCATTGGCTGTAGCTCAAGCTGAATTACAAGCTTTAAAAGCTAAATTGTCTGAAGGTGTAGATGGCAGAAGTGTACGTAAAGTATTAAAGAATAATGAAGAGTATCAGAAGCTAAAAGAAAAAGTAAGAAAGCTAGGTAACATAAGTAATAAGATTCTTCCTTTTACAGAATTAAATGAACAAGAAATTGAGAATATAGATACATTTAGTGCTTGGGCATTAGGAGCTTTACCATCATACATTACTATAGAAGATATAGATCAGCTAAGAAACAATCAAAAGGCTGGCGGTATGAGAGTTGGAGCCTTTGTAATGTCTTTAAAAAATATTGCTGGAGGACTTACAGTTGACGGAACTATTTATACTGGTGCCACATCTCCTTTTAAATATCATGAAGCTTTTCATAGTGTGTTTAGAATGTTATTATCTGATACAGAAATACAAAGATACCGTTCTATTGCTAGAAAAGAAGTAAGAGCTAAGTTAAGATCTGAGGGTAAAAACTTTAAAACAGAATTAGAAATATTTAGAAACTCTGCAGATACATATAGTAATATGACTGAGAAAGAGTTAATGAATGAATACTATGAAGAATATTTAGCAGATGAGTTTGAGAAGTTTAAAATGTCTCCATCAAAAACTAAGAGTTCTCCAGAGATAAAATCTTTGTTTACAAGAATTCTTGATTTTATTAAAACTTTATTTAGCACACCTGCTAAAAATGAGCTATCAGTTTTATTTGAAAGCATTGACGCTGGTAAATATCAAAATGCTCCATTAGCTAGTAATGAGTTTACACAAAGTTTACAGGAAGGTGTAACACTAGAAGCAAATGCATTAGTACCTTATAGTCCAATACAAACGGAAGATAACAGTGGAAATGTAAGAACAGGTTATTTATACTTAGATAATGATATTGCAGATCCTTTGATTAGAAGTATTGCTGCTATGTATTTAGATAGGACATCTAAAATTACAGAAGCAACATATAGTCCTGCCATTGAAATGGATGAAATACTAAATGATTTTGCATGGTTATATAGCCCATCAAATCCAAATAACTTAGAAAAGAGTGATACTCAGATTGAAAAGTTAGAAGAGATTGAAGAAGCTTTTGATATATATGATGTAGAAATTAAAACAGAAGTAATCAAATTACTAAATGTTTTAGGTGATCAAATTAATGAAACTGATTATACATTAGATGAATTAGAAGATAGTACAGGTTTAAGAAGCACATCACAATATGATATTGATGCTTCTTTAATAGGAGGGCATACCTCTTTATCCTCTAAGCTAAAAACATATATTGCTACTACTACTTTATCTGAAACAGATTACTTTGGTAATACAGAATTAAAAGATGGGGTACCTTTAATTGTTGCTGTAGATTTTGTAGAAGCTTACAATGGTTTGCTTAAAGCAGTTAAAAATATATCTGATCCAAAAAAGATTTTACAAAGCATGTATTTCTTTGGTCAGGAAAATGCACAAGTAGGTGCAGTAGTAAATAGATTATTACAAGATGTTGGAATTACTACTGATGAATTAGTAAGTTCTAAGTCATTAGGTAATCTTACTAATCCTAGTTTATTACAATCTGTTGTAAAAGCATTTGAAAACTTTAGAGTAGATTACATATTTAATGAAAGAGATGAGCTTGGTAATATTAGAATTTATTCTGCAGCTCAAAGAGATGATATAAACTCTCAACTTGACAGATGGAATCAAGCTTGGATAAGCAAATGGAAAATAATTAAATCAGATAAAAATACAAAAGACCAAACGCTTACTATGCTTGAAGAGTTTGAAACTTATCTGAGTGGAAAGAAACAACCTGCAAAAAAAGATAAGAAAGCTAGCTCTAAAACAACATTGACTAATCAAGCTCTTTCAGATATATCACTAGATTTTTCAAGAAAACTATTTGATTTGGTAGGTATAAGGTTAAGCCCTTTGTATTTACAATATAGTATATTACAAAACAGACCTAAAAACACAGTAAAACAAAAAGCATTAGTTAATTTATATAGTGATGAAACACCATTGCTTGCTACAGATATAAAAATGATGTCTGATATAATACAAAGCAATGCTGATATTTTTGCTACTGATGATTCTGGTATGGACTCTAGGTTAAGAGAAATGAGTATACACAGTGCACCGTTTGATGAAACTATTGGTGCATCAGTATTTAAAAATCCAAATGGTGATTTAGTATACGCTCATCAAAAACCTACGTTACATTTAAAATCAATTGCTGATTTAAATAACCCAGGTAAAATAAATGAGTTAAAACTTTCTGATGAATATTTATTAAATAACTTCTTATTGAATAGTGCAGCTTTTGAATTGTTATCTGCTGAAAATAGATTAAAGGTTTTAAGAATAGCAGGGAGTAAAGTTGGACAAGTTTTATCATCTGAACAAGATTTAAATGATAGTATCACAGGAATTACTTCTACACAAACATATGGAGATTTTACATCTCAAGAGTTTGCATTAGCTGTAATCAATAACTATACAGCATTATTAAATACTAAGAGTAATAAAGTAGATAGTGTTGAGGGAGTAGATGTAAAAGGAAACAAGTTTAAAAGAGCGTTGGCACCAGTATTAATTAGAGTAATGGAAGCGTCTAATACTGGAGATTTAATATCACTGCCTGTATTAAAGGCTGTTGATTTTAATAATGGTACATCAACTTTATCAGATAAATTAATTAATGTATTTGTAGATAGAATTAGAACTGAGTTTGCAAGAATAAATAGAGAAGCATTTACAATGGACTCTCTTACTCAAGAGAATGAAGTTCTAGGTTACAATACAAAAAATGGTAGGGCATATCAGTTTACTAATAACTCTACAGTAATATCAAGTGATATACAGGAAAAGCTAAGACAAATAGCTATTAGAGAAGGAAAAGCACAAAAAGAAATAACCCTTGATGCTGCAATAAAAGAAATCTCTACATTAAAAGCTTTAAAGAATAATGTCAAGCTTAATCTTAATAACTCTTTTGATCAGTTTATGAATACCTTGACTGAATTGAACATGCTTAATGATATATCTAACAATGTATCAGAAGGCCCGGTTAATGCAGCAGGTGTACAAAGAAAAGAATTAGTTGATTCAGCTAGATTACTTAACCTTAATTATGATACTACTCATAACTTAAAACAAATATTTTTTAATGACTGGGCAAACACAGGAGCAATTAATGAAATTATTCTTGGTGATCAAGCTGTCTCTTTAAAAGATTCAGTTGATAGAATTAAAAGAGCAAAAATGCAGAATGCTGCATATGATAGTGCATACAGTGCTGTTAGTGCTCCATCACATGGAGTAACACACAATGTAGAAAAAATATCTCTGGTAACTTTACAAGAGCCTGTTGGTGAATCTAGCATAACAGGACAAAACATTGATCAAGCTGATGCACAAATGTATCTTACAACTAAAGCATTTAGATATTTATGGTTTGGTTTTGGTAGACTTAGCCCAAGTCAAGCAGCTATGATAGATAATATAGAAGCAGGTCAAAGCATTACCTCTGATGATATATTTGGATCAGTTGAAGCATCAGAAGGATATATTAAAAAAGGTGCAATGCTTAATTCTAAAAAGCTTGTATACGGAGATGGTTCTACTTTTCTTAAGATGTCTGCTTTTGTTCTTACACCTGAGTTTACTTCTAGACAACTAGAAGATGGAACCTGGATTGCTAAACCACATAGAGTTAAGCTACACAACTTAAGAGTTAAATTAGAAGCAATTGAGTCAGAACCAAATGCAGAAACATTAGGTATTGCAGCTCCATTGAGTGCAATTAAAATGAAGAAGCAAGGTGTTAATACTTTAGAAGAATTAGATAACCCTAAACCATTTACAAATCCTGCAACACAATTAGATGCTAGATATATGGGTCTACAAGTAATTAACCCAAGTAATAAATTAGAGGTGTTAGATCCTACACAGATCAAACAAATAATTACATCTGAACAAAAAGATAATGTAAAAGTTGAGGCATTAGGATTAACTGTTGGTGAAATTAAGCAAGCATATAATAAAGCTGTTTCACAAAGAGTTGTTTTAAATTATAAAAACAAAAGAAACTTAGTCTTTACATTAGAGACTGCATTAGATGAATTAAAATTATCTTCAAAACCAGGAGGAGGGGTTACTCCAAATTTAGCAGCATTCCTTACTTATGCACAAGAAGGTTTAAAAGCATCAAAGTCTAGTCAACAAATATTAGATTTCTTTTCTATGACTGATGGTGTTCAAAATTATGATCTTAACAATCCGTTGGTTGTTCAAAAAGCAGAACAGCTATTCTTATCTTATTTTAGCAAGGGAGTGTTGTCAGAAAAATCACCGGGTACTTCACTTACACTGTTATCAGATTTTGGTAACAAAGTATATAGAAGAGTTTATGAAGTAGAAACCATAGAAAAGAATGGAGACTTTATTACTATACCTGTTAGATCAGAGATAATTAGAGAAAAAACATTTGCTGAAGAATATTCTACAAATGATTTAACTGACCTAAATACTATTACATCTGACACAAAAGGTTTATCAGAAGGTTTAATTGTATTGGATGATTTAAGACATGGTCTTATGGAATATACAGACCCAAAAGATAAAAATACTTCTACTGGTCTGAGGTATACTGAGATGATGATGCCTTCACATTATAAAAATGTGATGGACTTAGTTGAAAATGTACCAAGTGCTAAATTGCCAGAAGCAATATCAAAAATGTTTGGTGTAAGAATTCCTTCTCAAGATAATCATTCTGCTGTAAACATGAAGATGGTAGATTTCCTACCAGCATATTATGGATCAACAGCAATGTTTGCAAAAGAACTTGTTGAAGTATCAGGAGCAGATTTTGATATAGATAAGGTTTTCTCTTTGATGAAAGAATTCTATGTGCAAGACGGAGAATTTATAGAGTATGGTAAAGGTAATTTATATGAAGAGTATATTAGATATGCAAATCAAAAAACAAATACACCAGGTACAACTTACTCTGAGGCATTAAGTTTATTTGCAGGCAATGAATTAAAGGGAGCAACTAAAGTTACAGATGCTCAAATAAAATCAGCATTAAAAGCAGGATTAGAAAAAAGAACTATAAGAGCATTACAAACATTAGGCTTGCCAGTTACGTCAAGTCAATTTGATACATATAATGAAAAACATGGTGTACCATTTGCAGCTCCATTAAACAATCAAGTTTTAGATTATAGATATGCTTTAATTGGTAACAAAGGTGTTTCTGAATCTAAGGATGGGGTGCCTATTTCTTATCAAGCTGCAAATACAGATGTTCTTTGGAATGCTAAGACTAGAACAGGTGTTCTTGCTGAGCTAGCAGAAGTTTCTGATGTATTTAAAGAAAGAATTGAAGAAGGGAATATTGATGTAGATAATATGACCGGTAAGATAAAAGCATTTACTGCTAATAAAGGGGCATCAATTGGAGCAGTTGTATTACCTAACTTATACTTAAGCTTGCTTACAGAGTATAACGTTAAACTTACTAAGAAAGCTGCAATATATTTGAATGGTCAAGCTTATAATGATTATGGTAAGACAGAATATAAACAAGGAGGTAGAAAGCAAGATGTTCTTTCAGCTTTAATAACAATGGCTACTGATAATGCTAAAGACCGTTTGGTTGCTAAGTTAGGTTTAAATAGACATGCTGTTGGTTTATTGGCTAATTTAACAGCATTGACTGTACCATTAAAGACAGCATTACTATTAGTTAATAATCCTACTATACAGGATATATATTCTCAGGCATTAAACAAATCTTCTAAATTAGATCCGGGAGTTAGTAAGCTTACAGATCTTACAATAGCACAATTAGAAAAAGTAAAAGGCAAAAGAAAATTTGTACGTGTTGATGATGCATTATTAATAGATGCACTTAATAACCCTGAAGATGTGAGTACAGATGAAATGTGGAGCATACTTAATGTGTTTTCAAAAGGAACACAGCTAAAAGATTTTACATCTAAGATGGGAGCTCCTACTAGTTTAACAAAAGGGTTAGGTGCTAGCATTGCTGAAGTAAATCAAAAATATAAAGACACTGCTTCTTTATTTACTGCTCCTCCTGGTTTAGAGTTACCTATGGATGTAAAGCCTATATATTATGGAAACACTTGGCAAAATACTTATTTGAAAATATTTACTCAAATAACAAATGATTTATTGCCTGCTACTTTTATATCTACAATACCACAGTTTAATGAAATATTAGATCCTGCTATTAGTCAAATGAACACTAATACAATAGAGTTTACAGAAGATGTGATGGCAAAGGTGAGATTAGATTTACTTTCTTACTTATCTATTAAAGCATATCAGAAAAAAGGTTTGGATAGTGATGCTCAGTCAGTAGCAACATTAAGTAATGATATAATTTATCCAACAGAATATAATTCTATAGTAGATGTTATTGATAGATTGCGTACTACTGATGTAGGTAAGAATAATTTCTTCTTAGATAATTATGTGATTACAACAAAAGCATCAGAAAGTAATGCAGGATTTAATCAAGCAAACTCTAATACATTTAGACAACTTAATGCAGGTCAAAAGATTCAACTTCAAAATGACTTTGCTAAGCTGTATGGTTCATTAGAAACTAGAAATGATGCTAAAACAATCATTAACTATGAAATGGTTAAAGGTGGTTTACAATTGGGCTATGGTTCTTTACTATCAGTAATAAGCCCTGTAGTATTAACTTCTTATTTAGATACATTACCATCTGTTGAGAAAGCACTGAAAGGTCAAACATCATTTGTAGATACATTTGGTATAACAGTAGATGAGATGAAAGCTGAATTTTCTGATGGTTATTTATTATCTAATGCAAATAACTCTAAGTTGTTTACAATTGAGACAGATGAAATAACACCATTACCAAGCACAGTTAGATATGATAGAACAGAAAAGAAATTAGTAATAAAGAATACAGAAGGATCTTCTGAGGCACCATCAGTTAAATACTTAAGAATTGGTTTTGGTAATATAACAGGTCAAAAAGTATATAAGACATTTAGATATAACACTCAGTTATCATCTATCAAACAAAATGTATTTAATGAAGTAGATACAATGGGGTCTAATCAACAAAATGGAATTGGATTTATGTTTGGAGATAGACCAACATATACTGAAGTTAGAGAATATGTAAGAAGCAACGGAGGGGTAGCAGGTACTGCTTTAGATGTTAAAAAGATTGAATCAGAAATAAGTGAAATGTCAATTGATGAAAATAAGTTTGTTCAGCAAGAGGCTTTAAAAAATGAAAGTTCAATAATTACAGCTACTGAAGAAGGTGTAAATATTAGTTATGATGTAGAAGGCAAAGGTGTTAATATATCAGATATAAAACAACTCAAGGCTCAAAAGAAAGATGATAAACAATCAATAAATGAACAAGAATTAGAAGGAAATATAATAGAAGATGTTGATCAAGCAATGCCAGAGATGACAGCTGAACAAGAACAACTTACATTAGATTTACAATTTGAACTTGCTGATTCTTATGATATAATTACTGAAGAGTTTGATGCTATTACAAAAGATAAAGCTGCTAGACTGACATTAATTAATCAAAATTTGTTTCCTTTGTCTAATATGATTGAGGCATATGAAAGTAGGTTTTCTAAAGATGCAGCAAAGACATCTGAAGAGAGTCAGAAAGATTTTATAGATAATATTAAACGTTGCATATTAAAATAGATAGAAATGGCAAAATGTCCTAATAAAAATACAGGAGAATATAGAGCATTGCAAGATGTATACAATACTGAATTAGTTACTAATGATGTTATTAATACATGGCAAGAGCTAAATAACTCAGATGCTTTTCCTACTGTATTAGAAGCAGCAGAAATGGTTAATGATCAAAAGATAGCTTTTTCATTAAAGCAAAAAGATTTTGCTGATAGTCTTTTGACAAACTTAAGCAGAGAGAGAATAGGATCTATGTATCAAGGGGTATTCTTTTTGAATAACTCTAATCCAGCAACCAGGGAGTATGATGAAATGTTTTTATCTAGCAATTTAAAAAGATTAAAAAGATATTTAGAAATAAATAATATACCTGAATCTACTGTAAGTATAACTAGAACTCCTAAATCATATGTTGTGCAAGTCAATGAAGACATGTTCACAGCAAGAGACTTAATAGAGAAAACAAGATCATGGGATACTCCAAGATCAAGAGCTGTGGTATTACATTTAAAGAAAATGTTTCCACAAGTAGATATAAAAATGTTAAGTGTAGCAGATGCAAAAAATTTATATGAGTCTTTACCTGCATGGAAAAAAAATAATGTAAACTTTTCTAGAGTTAATTCATTTTATGTAGATGGTACAGCTTACTTAATAAAAGGAAGAGTAACAGACGAGACAGCAATTGAGGAAATACTACACCCATTTATAGACGCAGTTAAAGTAGACAATGAAGGTTTATTTAACAGTCTGCTTGGTGAAGTAACTACTAACTTCCCTGCTATGGTTCAAGAGATTGAAGCAGAATACAACAAAGGAAGAACCTTTAATGATGTTGAGAGAGACTTAGAAATAGTAACTCAAGGATTGGCTAGATACTTTAAAAAAGAATTTGAGCAGAATCCTACACAAAGATTTGTAGAAAAAATTAAAGAGTTATTAGAATGGTTTAAGAATGTAATCAATAATCTTAATGAATACATTACAGGTAGACCATTAACTGTAGATGCTATTAACTCAAATAGTTCTATGTCTGATATAGCTAAACTATTAAATACTGAGGGTATCCAATTTAAATTAACTAAGAGAGTTGATGGTAAAGTTAGATATAGCTTAACGCCTAAGAAGCAAAAGTTAATTGATAAAATTATTTCTGAATCAAGTGGTCCACAAAGAGCAGTCATCAAACGCTTGTTTCATCAAGCAATGAATGTTGATGAAGTTATTGATTCATATTCAGCTAATGCAAGTGATGGATCAACAATTGTTACACTTAATAAAGCAGACCATACATATGTTGATATAACTAATGGTGAAATATTTACTTCAGTTACTACAGCAATTAAAGGTAAGCTGGCTAATCAGAAAGATGTACAGCTTAATTTAGATATTGGAAATGATGTTGATGCATTGTTAGATGCTTTGGTAGCAAATGAATCTGTAGCTAGTGTTATGGATCAAATGATCATGTTAAATGAAGAGCAAGCAAAAGAAGCATACAAAATTCTAGATACTACATTAAAGAATGTTAAGCCAGAAGGCTCAATAGCATTAACACAAGTTGTAGTTTTTGATGAAGTAACAAAACTTGCTGGTACAGCTGATTTAGTAATTGTTGATAGAGATGGTAGTATTAGAATAGTAGATTTAAAAACAAGCAAGAATGCTTTAAGTACTCAAGCTATAATAGATACTAAAGCCGGTAGACAACAGAAGTCATATTATGATAAAGAGTGGGGTCTTTCTCCTGAGAGTTTATTAAAACAACAAGGTATAGACAAGCTGTCAACTAGAACTCAACATAACTTACAAGTGAACTTGTACAGAAGAATGTTTGAGAATATGGGGTATAAAGTATTTGAAGGGGACCGTGCTGCATCTACTATACATGTTACAGTAGGCATAACAGGTAAGGGACAAAATCAAAAATTTACAGGAGGGATAACATATGATCAATTAATTGATCACCCATCTAGTGAAAATATAAACATGGTTAACATGTTAGTTCCACTATTGCAAGATAACCTTAATGCAGAAAGACTTGAGGAAGAAACAAAAAATGCTGAAGATGCAGTGTTTAGAGGTTCAGAACAAATAGAAGAAGATGCTACATTAGCAGATAAGATAGAAGCAGAAAAGTTTCCAGAGTATAATGTTATTGCAACTGCACTGAATACTTATCAATCAGCTATGATAGATACTAAAACTGCAATAGAACAAGTAAGAAGCTCTATCTATATGGATAGAACAAAAACTGCAGAAACAGAATCACTTGCTTTAGCTATTGCTTTTATAAGTATAGCAAAGAGTGAGGGTCCAATTGCTAGATCAGTTGCTTTTACTCAGCTATTACAAGATGCAATAAAACAAATTAGATCTTTTACTGAGTATATAGAAGATCCAAAGAATGTTGGCAAGCCTGAGTATATTACTTATGTACTTAATTTTGATAGATTCATAAACAAATTTAAAGGTTTACATACTTTAGAAGGTACTGAGATAAAAGAGTTAAATGCTACACAGAGATCATTGGTTTTAACAATGGGTCAAAGCATTAACAAACTTACAGGAGGATCATCAAAGACTGACTTAGGACTTATAAAAGACGCACTAAACAATTATGTAAAAGAAGTTATAAGAACTAGATCATCAAATGAATTTGGTGCTGATGGTAGTTACTTTACTAAGGAAGACTTGGATGATTTAATGACTCAAGCAGATGATATTAGTTTGGTAGATCTTTATACAAGAGATATGGCTACGTCAACAGATGTTATGTTAGCTGTTATGGATAAAATCTACAAAGCAAAAAAGCAAGAGCTTTTAGATAAGATTGGACAAAGAGAAACTCTTATAAGAAATGCTGGACAAAAATTATTAAAGCTTTCAAACAATAAGGATTTAGAAAAGCTTTATGACTTTATGTTAGAATATTCTGATGATGGTCAATTTACAGGATTCTATGTTAAAAGAATAGGTCAACAATATTATCAAATGCAAGATGAGATAAGATCTAAATTATATGATAATGAAGGAGACCCATATTACTATAGAGACATTACCAACCTAGATGATGCTTCTAAAGAAGACATAGACTATAATATAAAGTTAGCAAATGATAAAAGAGCACTTAGTGATTTCTTTAGAGCTGAGATTAAAAATGAATCAGGAAACCCAGTAGATGGAGAGTATCATGGTTATACACAAGAGTTTAAAGATGCAAGAGACATTTATGAGTACTTTGTTCCTGGTGATGAATCAAATCCTTACGGTAATTGGTATAGAAAACCCAACATATCTGATGCAAAGTATACAACATATGAAGCTAAGTATTATGACATGCATGCGTATACCAAAGCTGTTAGAGTAAACGGTCAACCTATTGGATCAATAGTTAAAGATCAAAGTTTCCGTGCAGCTAAAAAGAAATTTGTTACTGCACTTAGCACATCAAGATCTGGTAGAGATATGACTAGTGAAAAGTATGGAAAAATAATGAAGCCTAACAATGCATTAGAACAAGCTCAAAAAGAATTTTATGAGCTTTTTGTTGGAATGTTTGAAGGAGAGTTATTAAAAATGCTACCAGGTGGTGTTATGAATCAAATGACAGGTAGAGTTCCTTTAGTAATGAATGGTGTCTTAAATGAGCTTAAAGGAAAGAGCAGTCTTTATAATAAACTTTATGCATCAACAATAGGAAGCAGAGCTTGGAATACATTTAAAAGAACATCATCAACTAAAGGTGTTTCATTAGATGAAAACAACAACTTGGTAAACTCAATGCCTATATTTTATACTGGTGTACCTAGAACAGATGCTGAGCTAGACAAAGTATCTAAAGAAATACGAGCTAAAAAAGATGAGTTAAAAAAAGGTGAAATTAGTTCAGATGATTATAAAACAGATATAGCAGCACTTAATGGTAAAAGACAACGGTTAAGATCAAAACCATCAATGGGTCAGATAAGTACAGACTTAACTTCAAGTCTATTAAAGTTTAGTGCAATGGCACAAAACTATGAGACTATGAGTACTGTAGAAGATACCATGAATGCTTTTGTTAAGGTTATAGAAAGTAGAGAGTATGAACCTTCTGGTGATACTAAACTAACTACAGTAACTAAAGATGGTATAAAGAAAGCAGTTGGTGTAAAAGCTAGTACAAGCACACAACAAAGTAATGTAGAAAGAAGAGCAAAGAAGTGGATAAACATGGTCTTCTATGACAATGAGCTTATAAGTAAAGGTGCTTTTGATAAAATAGCAGATGGGTTAATACAACTGTCTTCTTTATCTTATGTAGCATTTAACCCATTTGGTAACTTTAATAACTACGTTATTGGTAGAATAAATAACAACATAGAAATGTTGGGAGGCAGGTTCTACAAGAAAGGATCTTATATGAGGTCTTCTGCTGAGTTTAATAAAAAAGCTTTAATGTCTTTAGTACAAAGAACTTCTTATACAGGAGAAAGCACACGTGATCTTGCTGATATAGCAACGTTTGGTATGATACCTGGTTTAGGAAAATCTGATTATGATCCAAAGAAAGCTAATAATAAGTGGGAAGCTTTTGTAGATATGTTTAGAATGATGGACAGTATGTCAGACTTACGTGAACAAGGAGCAGGTTATGAAACTTCTCAAGGTAAGAGCTGGTTTGATAGAGCTTCTGAATGGGGTTATGTTATGCAAGATGCTGCAGAATATAATGTACAAACTAAAGTAGGTATGGCAATGCTTATGGATATTGTGGTTAAGAACACAACTAAAGGCCATCCATTAGAAGGGACAGAACTATCTTTTTATGATGCATTTACTTATAATTCAGAGACTCATGAAAATGAAATTAAAGAAGGTTTTAATACAATCATATATAATGGGGTTGAGCAAGAGTACACTGATGCAATTAGATATGAGATTAGAAATAAAATACGTGAGGTAAACAAACAGATACATGGTAACTATGCTAAAGAAGATAGAATGGTTATTCAAAGTAATACTATTGGAAACCTTGCAGCTCAATTTAAAAAGTGGGTGGCACCAGCAGTAAGAGCTAGATACCAAAGAGAATACTTTGATCAAAACTTAGGTTGGATGGAAGGTAGATATTTATCTTTTTGGTCTTTCTTAGGTTATGCTAAGAGAGAAATTATGAAAGGTAATATTGCCTTTACTACTTACGGTCAAGGGTTTATGGAAGCCCAGGTTAAGACAGTGACAGGAAAAGATGGTGTTAAAAGGAAAATAGGATATGATGGTAAAGGTGGTAATGCAGATCAACGTGCTCAGAATAAACTGTTTGGTTTTTACAGAACTATGGGTGAGATAGGTATCATATTAAGCACATTAGCAATCAGCATGATCTTAGATAATATACTTTCTGATGATGACGATGATGACTTAACTAAAAGACTTAAGAATATGATTAAGTATCAAGCACAGAGAGCTTATAAAGAAACTGTAATATTTAATCCTATTCCAGGTTTAGGTGGATATACACAAATGCGTCAGATGTTTGACTCACCATTAGCTGCATCAAGAACTATGGGTGAGCTAGCAGAAGCAATGTATTATCTTGTAGCTACACCTTTAGCATATACAACACAAAGCAAAGATGAATTTTATTTAAACTCTGAACATGTATATCAAAGAGGAAGTAAAAAAGGCAGTTTAAAAGTTTATAAAAACTGGAAAGATGTTCTTCCTATTATATACTCTATACAGAAATACAACTCATACTTACAGAATGATGATTTTTATATGGGAACTAAATAACTAATGCCAGACATATTAACAGGTAAATAATTTTAATGTACCACTTAGAAAGTGTATATTATTGTATAACCGTTGAATATTAAATGGCTCAAAGAATTAATAAATGACAACTAAATTATCAATAGTGAGTATAACAGCCTTCTGTACGTATTTATGTACGTACTTTTTTGATTTATCAATGCAAAACATGGAACAATACTTAGCTGTTTGTTCAGTATTATGGTTAGACGGAATATTTGGGGTTTGGGCTGGCTGTAAAAGAGAAGGCTTTAAAACCTATAAAGCATTAAGGATAACGAGAAACACCTTTGCTTGGATAGCCATACTTACTGTTATCCTTATGATAGAAAAAGGTTTTACAGGTACAGGCTGGCTATCCGAGGTGATTGTAGTACCCTTTATGATACTGCAACTTATAAGTGCTCTAAAGAATGCTTCAATGGCAGGCCTAATAAAAACAGAAGAGCTCAATAAAATTCTAGATAGAATTGATAATCACAAAGGACTTAGAAAATAGAGTCCTTTTTTAATGAGTCAATATATTTAGCTCTATCATATTCATCTTGTATTGAATCTTGCTTAGTATAGA